ATAAGCAGCGGGGTTTACGTCGGGTCTCCGAATTCACGCATCTACGTAGACAACGAGGGCGTCTATAACCTGCAATTCTCGATCCAGCTAGACAAAACCAGCGGCGGAACCGCGAACTTCTGGATTTGGCCGCGCGTTAATGGCGCGGACGTTGCAAACTCTGCCAGCCAGATTCAGATTCAAGGGAACAACGCCGAGATTTTTAGCGCCGCGAATTTCTTCTTTGACTTAAAGGCAGGCGATTACGTCGAGTTGATGTTTGCCGTGTCTGATGTCTCTGTTCAGTTGCAATATTTTGCTGCCGCCGCGCCTGTTCCGGCGATTCCTAGCATTATCGTTACGGTTTCAAACAATATCCAAGGGGTGCAGCAATGACTGTAACCGTTCGAGTCTTGGCATTTACTCAGATGGCCAATTCTCAGTCAACGCAATACACGGCAACCGGCGTGCGGACGATCATCGACAAGGCCACGGTTACGAACACCGATACTGCTAACCGCACATTCTCTGTCAACCTTGTGCCTGCTAGCGGGTCTCCGGGTAATGCAAACCTTGTCATTGATGACAAGAGCGTAGTCCCTGGGGAGACGTACCTTTGTCCTGAATTGGTCGGTCAGGTCCTCGACCCCGGATCATTCATCAGCACAATCGCCAGCGCGGCGAGTGCGTTAACGCTCCGCATCAGCGGGCGGGAGGTTTCGTAATGGACAGGGCAAAAATGCCGCTCATCATGCCGCTGGGCAGGATTGAGGAAGAAGAGCCGTTTATCACCGCTGCGGAAAATCGAGCCAATACGCGCATGGTGATTGAGGATTGGATGCTCGGTCCTGAAAAGCCCAGCAACGAAAAGGGCGCGAACAAGCCTTATTGGCAAGGTCTCGCAAAGGCCATGCAGGTTACGGAAGCCGAAGCACGCCGCCGCCGCTGCTCGAACTGCGAGTATTACGATAACTCCACGCTGATGCAGGCAAAAATGGACGCCATCCCGTGGAATGAATGGGACGTAGGTGCGGGTTTCCGTGGCTACTGCCGTGAATTCGACTTTGTGTGTCACGATTTGCGGTCGTGCCAAGCATGGGAAGAACGTGAATTTGAGGATTAGGTGTTAGAATGACCGCCGCTGAGTCAACTGGCGTCCAGCAGCCCGGAGCTAACATGCTGCGTCAGAACTTTGAACGACTACAGCTACCGCCCGCCGCCATTGATTGGCTGTGCGGGCTTTTTGACATCATCCAGACGTTTGATGACTACGCAGACGGCGATGAGGTCAGCCGAGATCGGCTAAACGCGCTGATCTGGAATTCGCTGGCGGTTCAGCCTGGGAATCCGTTCTTTGCTGCCAACTCCGGTGCATTGCTGCCGGTGGTTGCGCTGCAAATCCTCAAGTGGCAAGCGGCAGACACGTTAGAGCGCGAAGGCAAGCCGTCAGAAATGGCGTTTGCGTGGCGTGCCGGGTTCTATGACGTTGTGCTGATGGTTGTAAGTCTTGTTCATGGCCCTGCCGTTGCAAATCAACTTGCCCCGCAGGTATTGAGTCTGTACGGCGAGTCATTCGAGGAATACCGTAAGGAGTTTGACAATGCCTGATCCAATCACCGGCTTAATTGCTGGCGGAACCGCGATTGTCGGCAGCTCAATTCAAAGCCGCGCGGCGCGGAGGGCGGGCGCGCAACAAGCATCAGCGGCAGAGGCCGGAATCGAAGAGCAGCGTCGCCAGTTTGACGCGCTGCAAGCGCTTCTGCGTCCTTACGTTGAAGCCGGAACCCCTGCCCTGCAAGGACAACAAGCATTGCTCGGTCTTCTCGGGCCGGAAGAGCAAGCAAAGGCCATTCAAGGCATTGAAAGCGGCGCAGGGTTTCAGGCCCTCGCGAGGCAAGGTGAAACCGCCATGCTGCAACAGGCTTCCGCTACCGGAGGTCTTCGAGGCGGGAACATTCAGGGCGCACTCGCGCAATTCCGGCCGCAATTGCTGCAATCGGCCATTGACGAACAGTATCAGCGGTTAGGTGGTCTTACCGCCCTTGGTCAACAGTCTGCCGCAGGGGTCGGAACCGCAGGCATTCAATCGGCAAGCAACATCAGCAACTTGTTACAGCAACAAGGAGCCGCTAGGGCTGGTGCCACGCTGGGCAGTGCAGCCCCCTGGGCACAAGCCCTAGCGTTGCCTGCGCAGTTTGTTGGAATTGGCATGGGCATGGGTCGAAACCCGATGCAAGGGCTATTCGGTGGAGCGCGTCCGCAGATGCCTCAATTTAGCGGCTGGGAGTAATCATGGGGCCGATTGACTACAGCATCAACGTGCCGAACCCGGCGCAATCTCTCATGCAGGGATTGCAGTTTGGTGCCGGTCTTGCGCAGCTTCAGGCGCAGCGAGACATGGCAGCGGCACAGGTTCAAGCCCAGCAAGCTGCGCTGCAAAGACAACAGCAATTCCAAAGCGCGCTGCAATCGTTTTTCTCGAATCCGAATCGCAAGTTTGAAGACTTGGAAGCCATCCTTCCGTTCGCTGACAAACAGCAATTTGAGGGCTTGAAGCTCGTTGCCGAACGGATGGACAATCGAGAGAAAGACGCATCGAAGCGGTTTTATGGTCAACTTCTGGCGGCGATTGAGGTTGATCCGGCGCAGGCAAAGACGATCCTAGATCAACGGATCGCGGCAGAGACCGACCCGCAGAAGCGGGAAGCCTTCAACGTCGCGCGAAAAAGTCTCGACATCAATCCTCAACAAGCGGCGCAAACCATCGAGCTAATCGGTGGCGCTTCGTTTGGCAAGGACTGGTATGACTCGATTGCCTCCGTTCGAGAGCAGCGCCGCAAAGACCTACTCGCGCCGATCACGCTACGAAAAGAAACCGCCGAGACAATCGTCAAAGAAGCCGAGGCAAAGTTTGCGCCTGAGAGGCTTGCGGAGTCTCTGAATTTGACCCGCGAGCAAATCAGGCAGGCACAAGCCGCGCAAGCTGCCTCGCGTGCTGCCGCTGCCGCTTCTGGAGCAGATGCCCGTAGAAAAGATGCCGAAGCAGCTCAAATAGCTGCTGGCATTGTTCCGGCGGAAAAGCGGCCGGAGCTAGAGGGCAAATTCCGCAAGGAATACAACGACAACACCAAGGTTTACCAAGACGTTAAAGCGTCTTATGGTCGCGTCATCTCTGCCGACGATAACGCCGTAGGCGATCTGTCGTTGATCTTCGGTTACATGAAGATGCTTGATCCCGGATCGGTCGTGCGTGAGGGTGAATTCGCAACCGCGCAGAATGCGGCCGGTGTACCTGAGCGCGTGCTGAATCTTTACAACAAGGTCGCAAGCGGCGAGCGTCTTAGCCCTTCTCAGCGTGCCGCGTTCAAGAATCAAGCCGAACGACTGTTCAATTCTGCCGGGGAACAAGAGGCGGCAGTAAGGTCGGGTCTTGAGCGGATTGCCAAGGGATACGGGTTGAATCCGTCAAACATCTTCCTCCAGCCTGTAGAAACCGCGCCGACTCCCGGCGGTGGCCGCGCAGATACGGCAACGGTTGGCGGGAAAACGTACACCAGACCGCCGAACTTCACTGACGCACAATGGCAAGACTATAAGCGCGCTGTAGGTGCAAAATGAGTCCTGAGCAGTGGCTTGCATCGCAACAGGGGCCAATGTCGCCCGAGGAGTGGCTTGCGAGTCAAAAGCCGCAGACCACGGCCGCAGGCACTAGCGGCGCCGTTGTCCGTGCGCTCGCTCTACCGGCTGCGGCAACTGCGGCGGGCGCTGCTATTGGCTCTATGGCCGGTGGCGTTGGCGCGGTTCCTGGGGCCGCAGCGGGTCTTGCCGCTGGCACGCTTACTCAAGCCGTTGGCGATCCAATCGTCGGAGGCGTAAACAGGCTTTTAGGCACACAATACACACTGCCATCTGATGCGCTGACCGACTTTCTAACCCGCGTTGGCGTGCCAATGCCTCGCTCCGAGGCTGAAAAGATCGTGCAATCAACGACTGCCGCCGCCGCCGCTGGTGGTGGCGGTGCAGCACTCGGAAAGGCGCTACAGGTTGCCGCTCCAGCCCAAAGCCTGACAAGTCAGGTAGGCGGCGCATTGGCATCGCAGCCCGCCGCGCAGGTTGCTGGCGGTGCTGGTGCTGGTCTTGCGACCGAGATCGCGCAGCGCGAAGGGGCTGGCACGGTTGGACAACTTGCAGCGGGTCTTGCCGGTGGCCTTGCTGGTGGCGCTGCCGCGTTACCTGGCACGGTTTCTGCCGTGAAAACTGCCGCGCGCACTGGCGCTGAAAAGGTGCAAACCGCCATTGCGCCTTCTACTGTAAGAGCCGCACAAGGTAGGGCGTCTATTGGCTCTGCCGGTACTCCGCAGGAAATCGAGCGAGTGGCTTTGGCTGAAGGAATGCCGGTGCCGTTTACCGGAGAGACAGCCCTTACCGCGGGCCAGCGGACCCGAGATTTTGCCCGCCTTCAGTTTGAAAAAGAGACCGCAAAGCTGCCGGAGGTTGGAGAGCCTTTGCGTGAGCGGGTTGGAAAGCAATCCGCGAATTTCATCCGCAACTTTGATGCGCTTATCGACTTGCCGCAGCCCATTGCGCGTGAATCTCGGGAGATTGGCCGGGTTGTCACTGACGCAATTGTCAACAAGGCCGAAGTAAAGCGGAAGCAAATCCAGCGGGCATATCAGCGGGCTAGAGAAGCCGGACAAATGGCAGACCCCGTAGACATGGGGCCGCTTGCCGGTGGATTGTCTGAAATGTCGAGCATGGAGGGCGTTGTTCCGATGATTGGCGCGGTGCGCAGAGAAGCGCAACGACTCGGAGCAATTGCCGCCGATGACGCGGGGAATCTCGTTCCTAGAACTATGGCAATCAATGACGCGGAAACGTTGCGTCAGTTTGTAAATCAGGCGGTTGATTGGACAAACCCTAGAGAATCAATCTTTGGGCGGCGCATCAATTCGCTGATTGACCAATCAACCGAAGCGGCTGGCGGCGATCTCTACAGAAACGCCCGCAAACTGCGCGCGGACTTTGCGAACGAGTTTGAAAACGTAGGACTTACTGCACGACTGATTGGGACAAAGGCGGGAACAAACGAGCGGCAAATTGCCCTTGAGGATGTTTTCGACAAGGTGATTTTGTCATCCCCTGTTGATGAAATGAACAAGGTACGTGGAACCTTGCTGAAGGCCGGTCAGCCGGGCCAACAGGCGTGGGCAGACCTAAAAGCCGCTGGTGTTGATTACATCAAGCGCCGTTCTTTTTCTGCGAGCGAGAGCGATGCCGCAGGAAATCCCGTACTGTCTCCGGCACAATTGAATCGCACCGTGCAATCGCTCGATCTTGACGGAAAGCTTGAAGC